TTTGAAACCTCTACCTCGTGCTGGTGATTTCAATGTGTCTCAAATTATAATGAATGACTTACGCATGAACATTAAGTCTATCTTGCTAGATGAGTCATTGCCACCAGATAACATGTCTGCTCGTTCTGCAACAGAAGTTATTGAGCGCATGAAACAGTTATCACAAAACTTAGGTTCTGCCTTTGGTCGTTTGATTAATGAGACTATGGTTCCGCTTGTAGAGAAGATACTACAAATTATGGATGACCGTGGCATCATTGACTTACCATTAAAAGTAAACGGTCTTGAGATTAAGGTAACTCCAACATCTCCACTAGCCATGTCACAGAATATGGATGATGTGCAAAACATTATGCAATACTTGCAGATTACTCAGCAAGCAGGGCCAGAAGGTCAGTTCGCACTTAAGACTGATATGTTGCTAGACTTGATTGCAGATAAGATGGCTATACCTCAATCAGTACGTAATTCACCAGCCGAGCGTGATATGATGAAACAACAAGCAGCACAAATGGCTCAACAAGCAGCGCAAGCTAATCCAGAGATGGCAGCTCAAGTTGCAGGCGAAGCAATGAAAGGTGGCATGTAATGAAGTTAGATACACGTGAAAGCATGGGTAAAAGACAAGATAAATCTGAAAAAGGCATGGGATATTTAGGGCCAATGAAACGAGCTGATGGCGGAATATCTACTGAAATAAGCATTGGCACAAGTATTGGTGGGAAAGAGGTTGATGTACCTTTGATGGTTCCTACATTAGAGGCTAAAGAGCTTAAATATTTATTAGATACTCCTGTGGGCAGCAAATCATTTATGTCTAATATGCCACAAACAATTATTCAAAAAGCTGTTGAACATGCAAATATGCGGATGAAGATGGGTAAATCTCCATTTAAAATGTCTGATGAGGAGTTTGAATAATGGGAACACTTGATGGATGGGAAGGGCTAGAGTTTCAAGCTACTGACATTCGTAAGGTAGAGCAAGCTCGTGAAGACTTAGCTAAACTATGTCATCGTGTTCTTGCGTCTAACGAAGATGGTAAGAAGTTAATGCAATGGTTAATTAAAAATTATGTTGACCAGCCTATTGCAATCCCAGGCAATGATTCTTCTCATGCTTATTATGCAGAAGGCTCTAGGTCTGTAATTCGGGATTTGCAAGCAAGGATACAAATGGCTAAGGAAATGAAATGATATATAACTGTCGGTAGGGGGCCTCGTAAGAGTTAAATGCCCTTTTCATTTAACTGCCGACACACTCACTCAATGTTAAATGGGACATATCATGCTTACGCAAAGTTATTTACAGTCAATATTAAATTATAATTTAGATACAGGCATATTTATTTGGAAACATAATAATAAAATAGCTGGGACAAAGCATCGGCAAGGGTATATACATATATCAGTTAATAATAAAAAATACGCTGCACATAGATTGGCTTGGATATACATATATGGGAGCTTTCCTAAATATATGATTGACCATGTCAATGGAATTAAAAGCGATAATAAAATTATTAACATTAGAGAAGCAACTGCTAATCAAAATCAGCATAACAAAAGCCTAAATAAAAACAATACGTCTTCAGTAAAGGGAGTGCATTGGTGCGACCTTATGAGCAAATGGCAGGCTAGAATTTGTGTTAATACAAAAAGAATAAATTTTGGATATTTTGATAGTTTAGAATTTGCGGAGCTTGTAATTCAAGAGGCGCGAATGAAATACCATGGCAATTTTGCCAGAAATATTTAAGGAGAAGTAAAAAATGTCAGATGAAAATATCCAACAGCCCGAAAGCGCTACTATTGAAAGCGCAGACGGCCTACTGTCTGGAGCAACTATTGACAATGTTAGCAATACGCAAGTAGATACAAACAAGACAGAAATAAGCCATCTACAAGCACCTGAAGATGACTCACCATTAGAAAGACCTGATTGGTGGCCCGAAAACTTTTGGAAGAAAGATGATTCAGAGCCTGACCTTGAGGCTATTGCTAAGTCTTGGACAGATTTACGCAAACAAATTAGCCAAGGTAAACATAAAGCACCAGAAGACGGTAACTATGATTACAAGGTATTTGGCGAAACTCCAGAGAATGACCCAGTACGTCAACACGTATCAGGATGGGCTAAAGAGTTTGGTGTAAGCCAAGTTGCTCTTGATGCTTTAGTCGGTGGCGTAATAGAAAAGTCTGGCTCTGTGCAACAGCAAGCTAAGTTTGATGCCGCTTCTGAGAAGAAAGCGTTAGGCCCTAATGCTGACGTTATCATTAAAGGTATGACTGAGTGGGCTGGTGGTCTAGTACAGAAAGGCATTTGGGGTAAAGATGACTTTGAAGAATTCAAGTTTATGGGCGGTACTGCAAAAGGTATTCAAGCATTAACTAAATTACGAGAAGCCTATGAAGGTCGTATTCCTACTCAATCAGTTCCTGTTGATGGTGCGCCATCTAAAGATGAGTTGATGGGCATGGTAGCTGACCCTCGTTATAAATCAGACCCAGCTTATCGCACTAAAGTTGAGAGAATGTTTAACCAAGCATTTAATTAACTACAAAAGTAGTAACAGTACCCAGCTTCGGTTGGGTATTTTTTTGTCCTATCGATAAATATTTCTTATCAATATATAAAAATACATTGCATTTACTTATTGACTATGCTATAAAGAGCGTGGGCATATCATTAAATTGACCCCAAACTCAAGTAACCTTGACGATTGGCTTCCGTAAGTAGCAAGCAACGGCCCATCTCGGTGGCACACCACAGCACAAAACTTTATTTTAATTCGTTATCAGGAGATACATTATGAGCATTTCATTATCAAATGCCTTTGTAACCCTCTTTGACGCAGAAGTTAAACAAGCATACCAAGGTAAAGCAATGTTGGTAGGTGCTGTACGTCAGCGTCGTGGAGTGGAAGGTTCTACAGTTAAGTTTCCAAAAGTAGGTCGTGGCGTTGCTACACCTCGTGTTGGTCAAACAGATGTTACACCATTAAACGTTGGTTTTTCTAACGTTACATTAACACTAGAAGATTGGATTGCCGCTGAATACAGCGACATTTTCTCTCAAGTAAAAGTAAACTTTGATGAGCGTTCAGAGCTTGTTCAAGTATTAGGTAACGCTATTGGCCGTCGTCAAGACCAACTTATCTTAGCCGCATTAGCAGCATCAGGTACATCATTAACAGTTTCTAATGATATTGGTGGCTCTGACACTAACATGAACGTAGCTAAACTTCGTCAAGCTAAAGGCTTAATGGACAAAAACAACGTTCCACCTACAGACCGTGGCATTGTTATTCACTCTAATGGTTTACAATCATTATTGGCAGAGACAGCAGTAACTAGCTCTGACTTCAATACTGTTAAAGCATTAGTAAACGGTGAACTAGATACATTCTTAGGTTTTAAATTCCATGTAATTGGCGACCGTACAGAAGGTGGTTTGACAATTGATGGTTCATTAGACCGCACATGTTTTGCGTTCCACAAAGATGCTATCGGCTACGGTGAAGGCATTGCTCCAAAAACAGAAATCAATTACATCCCAGAAAAAACATCTTTCTTGGTTGCATCTATGCTTTCTGCTGGCGCAACTGTTATTGACGCAGAAGGTATTGTGTCTATTGTTGCTCGTGAAACAGCTTAAGGAGAATAAACAATGGCATATTCAGCAACTGGTTTTTCAACCATCGCAGCTTCTAAAGCTGGTAATTCACCTGCAATTTACGCTTACAAGACTGCTGACGCATTAGCTGATGTTAATACATCTGGCTATTTCAACAGCTTGTCTACAGTATTAAGCGTAGGTGATTTAATCTACGGAGTAACATCAACAGGCACTACTGCTGTTGCTGCTTTATATTACGTTCTTTCTAACGCTTCTGGCGTTGTGGATGTAAATGATGGCACAGTATTAGCTAACACCGATGGTGATTAATAAGTAACAAACTAGCTACTCTGCTCAAAAGGTAGGGTAGCTTTTATTTATGTAGAGGTATATATGGCTGCTGGTGATTCAGGCGTTTCAATTTGTTCTGACGCATTGTTAATGCTAGGTGCGAAACCTATCACATCATTTACTGAAGGCACAGATGAATCCTCTGTATGTGACCGCCTATACCCAGATATTCGTGACCAAGCTCTTATGATTTATCCATGGAGCTTCTCATTCAAAAAGACACAACTCGCTAGATTAGTAACAACCCCAACCAATGAGTTTAAGTATGAATACCAAATGCCTTCTGATAGGCTTGGTGCGCCTCGTGCTGTATATAACTCTAGTGGTTTAAACCAAGTGCCAATTGTTGGCTACCGTATTATGGGTGCTAAGTTACTTACTAATGAAGAAGTAATTTACGCTGACTATCAATACTACACTCCTGAAACTGAAATGCCAGTATGGTTTATTCAGTTACTAAAATACTTAACAGCATGGCATATATCAATTCCTATTACTGACCAAACAGAGAAGGCTGCTTATTGGCAGGGCGTAGCTGTTGGCTCTCCTGGTGAGAATGGTCGTGGTGGTTATATGCGTACTGCCATGAATATTGATGGTCAAAACCAACCAGTAAATAGCTTTAAAGATTTCTCTCTAATTTCTGTACGAGGATAGTAGATGGCTCGCTTTGTCACAATGCAGACAAACTTTACGGCTGGTGAGCTTGACCCATTAATCCGTGCGCGTAATGACTTAAAGTCTTATGAGAATGCTTTAGAGAAAGCTACTAACGTAGTATGTCAGCCACAAGGCGGTATTACTCGTAGACCAGGCACACGCTACATTACTGCATTAGCAAACTCTGGTACTGAATCTGCTGGCAATGGCTCACGCTTAGTATCATTTGAGTTCTCAACTTCTGATAGTTACATGCTTTGCTTTACGCATAATCGCATGTATGTGTTTAAAGGTGGCGCATTAATTACCAACATTAATGGAACTGGCAATCCTTACCTAGTTACTACTGTTGGCTCATCTGTATTAAACGACATGTGCTGGACACAGTCTGCTGATACATTGATTGTTACCCAAGAGACTATGGCGCCAGTTAAGATTGTGCGTGGTGGTTCTGACTCATCTTGGACAGCATCTAACTTAACACTTGATAGCATCCCTAAGTATGCTTACACAATAGCGTATAGCAATCCATCTGCGACGCTAACCCCATCTGCTGTATCAGGCAAGATAACATTAACTGCGTCATCTAGCGTATTTAACTCAGGCCATGTTGGTCAATACATCAATGCTACTCCACAAGGTCGCGCAAAGATTGTTGCTTACGTTAGTGGCACTGTAGTCAATGCTGTGACAGAGTTCCCATTCTTTAACTCATCTGCCATTGCATCAGGTAGCTGGGAATTAGAAACTGGCTATG